TCATCAAACCAGTATCAACAGCATGCTGACTATTCTCTTTAGCGGTTACCCATTCAAGGTTAATGCTACGATTGTCATACTTGTCACCATTGATATGGTTTACATAGGTTTTATTCTTTGGGTCTGGATTGTTACAAAAGAGCTCAGCCACTATGCGATGCACTGATAATTGCTTTCTTTGTCCTTTGTCGTTGTATAAAGTAACCTTTAGGTAGTTGCCTCTTGGTTGAGGCTTAAGGAGTCTGTTCATCTTATAACTCCAAACTTCTCCATCTTTAGTCACTCCGTACTTACTATATCCAAATAATAATTTTAGTTCTTTCATAGTCACCTCCTTATAAATAAGCAGAGTAACTGTTTAAGCTTAGCTGCTGATTACCATATCCTTTCGGACTTAGGCTTCCCAGCAATTCAAAGGGTTGTCATCTAAGCATCACTGCTTAGCGTGGCTATTAGTTAACCAGGGCATTCTTATTGAACTCGGGAGGGTCAGTAGCTTCGGGTTCCTGACCGGGAGTAAGGGTGGTTAGTTTGGTCTCACCCATATATTTATCGGAAACGATGTTAGTTCCGACAACATCCTGCACGGTGAATTTACCAAGCAGGTTTTCGCCTTTAAGGTACTGCTGGTGGACAACTCCGTTAAACTTCTCAATCAACAGAGTAGGGACATCAGCACCTACGGCAGGATTTACAACAGGATTGATATTAGATCCAGACAAGTTAATTCCTCCTTTACATATATGTTAATAGGGTCAGAGGTAAGTGGTATATAAGTAAGTTGACTTACATGCTCTAACTTAGATAGAATCTCTTAACTCTCTATACTCTCTTACCTCTCTTTAATTTCTTATTATTTCTTATTGCTCTTCTATACTGGTCCCTAATTATTCAAGGACCGTGCATCGTCAGATACCTTTGGCGATTCCAGCTTGTCTACGGGCATCCCAACCTGCCGGATCTTTTGCATATTCACCATTCTGGAATGATGCGAGGTATTCAGCCTGAGAGACAGAACCACCGGATGACGCAGGAGCTTGATTACTTCCGTCTTCAAGGTCTAACTCTGCCGGAGCAGGAGGCTTTCCTGCGCTGTCAAATTGGCTCCATAAATCTTGGATCATAAGCTTCTGCATCCGTAAGGTTCCGTTCTTCATAACCTCGTTAAATTCGGCAATGTCGTCCTCTGAGAGGTTCTTCTCAGCATAGGCACTAAGATCAGCCCATCTGTCCTCCCCACCCATCAACTCCAGTGTATCATTCCATGCGGTTTCTGCTGCTGCCTTGGCACTTTCCTGGCTTTCCGTAAATGATTTCATAGTTGCGGCATCCTTAGCTGCAACACCGTCAAGGAACAGGTCTACTTGCCACTTTCCAAACGCTTCATTCAGGGCGTTTCTGGTGTCCTCTGACAGCCCTTCGGGAGAATACATCTCCTTGGCTATCTCCATGGCATCAAACCCCGCTTCCTGGGCAAAATTAGCCATATCTGGAGGTATGACAACATCAACCATGGCACCCTGATATTCAAATTTATCGGTCCTCAATTCTTCCGTATGAGGGGGGTTTGACTGTTCCCCTGGTTTGACATCCTCTGTATCCTTAACGTCCGTAGAATCGGCAGGATTTTGATCTACCGGCGTGTCTGAGGCTGTATCAATAGCATCAACAGAGGGTGTCTGATCAACTGCTGCCTGATCCACAACAGGTTCTTGATTAAGTTCTTCTGACATATAATATCCTCCTTGTTTATGGGTGACTTGTTAGGCCACCCTTAAGTTATTGTTGCATTGCTTGTTGTAACATTTCAGGACCGGCTTTCTCAGCGGCACCGGCCATTGCATCTGTCATTGTCTGGGCTTGTTGAGCTTGGGCTTGAGCTTGCTGTTTATCCTGGTACTCTTCATCCGTCATCATCCATGGCATTTCCATTGATAGGCCTGCAGCAACCTCTTTAGCATACACATCCCACTTGGTTCTTTCCTGAACAGGTAAGGGCCATGTTTGAGGCAATTGCATCATCTCAGTGAACTGCTTGATCTTATCCAGATCTCCAACCTTACCAAGGGCAGCAAGGCCTGTTACGATCTCGGGTATTACTTGATCAGGAAATGGGAAACCAATCTGCTTAAGATAGATCTTAGCAAGTGGAGATTGCATAGTCTGAGCCAGCAATGTATAGACACCACCAAGAGAAGTCTCAAGCTCCTGGGCATCAATGCGTAACTCAACAGTTGTAACTCGCTCTGCATCTCTACGGACAGCAGAGTTCATAAGGAATGCTTGACCTATACGTCTCTCATACTTAGTAAGAACCTCTGAGATTGGCTTGAAATCAGCATACTTAGCAAGTTGCAAGATGCCGATATCTTCAATGTTACCTCTCAACCACTCTCCAATAGGAGAAGTTGCTACCTCATCCAAGTCAATTATAGAGCCTGGACGTAAGAAGTATTTTATATCTGCCATGAGTACCATACCTTTAGCCACAGCCTCAGATAAGTATTCAATAACAAAGAAGTCACCTGCGTGATCCTCTACCAAACCTCTACCATAGTCTTCGCCGTTGGTGTGGTTGAACATAAGAGGAATCCACGGAATATCTTCTGCCGGTATCTCTTGCCATTCTTTGATCTGAACACCAAGAGCAGACTGAGTAACTCCGAAAGTGTCTTCATCAATTCGGTAAACCCAGGTATACAAGGTGACATCATCATCTTTCTTGCACACTCCTGGTCCTTTGAGCCTCTTTAGCTGGTCTTGAACAGACTTAGACATAGCTGAGAATGCTTTCTTATCCTTGATCAGTAGCTCAACAAGCCTGCCGGATGTGTCTCTCCTGGTGAAATATCTGTCAAGCTTAATTGCCTGTAGGTTCCCATTCTTGGGCAGATACATTAATACATTACCAGCTATAAGTAAGCTCTTAAAAGCATCTACATAAGCCACCCTTGCTGCTGCTTTGGTCTGGTGTGTCTCTGCTCTCTTCTCAGCTTTAATCAGGAGTGTTGATAACTCAGTAGGGTCATATCCACTATTAATGAGGGTTTGCTTAGCAACATCATCAAATTCAAGTTTGAAGAATGACCGTTGGATTGGGAATAAAGTTGTGGTCAGCTTGTTAGCGAGGTGGTTAACAGCTTGAGCGCCAATGCCTTGGAACCCATGCTGATTTGCATCGGCACCTCTATTCTTGTCGTCATTGTCAGGTAAGATATAGGGTAAAGTAAACCTGGCATATTCACGACCTCTATCAAGGTACTGGTTCCTTGTAGATTGGAGACAGGATTCCCTATCCCCAAGGTCTAATGCAGTCCCGATACCCTGCTTTACCTTCTTTAGCAGGGACTCAAGCATATTATACGTTCAGTCCAGATCCAGTGCTACCAGCAGCCGCACCACCAGAGGGTTTGATCAAAGCTCTCTTACCTTGTATCTTAATGTCCGAAGTCTCATCGGAACTGTTACCGAGTACAATGTCTTCCGGTTTTGTCTCAACGACCCTTTCAGGTCTTTTAGCGGGATCAGCCGCTTCTGGTGAAGAAACACCCATAAGTTAACCTCCTTATAGTTTCATATTAAAGTTGTAGCCACCAAGCTTAAAGCCTAATGACCTATACATAGAGGAGGCAGGTTTGTCGTTGTCGATGCCGGAGTGAGCGCCACAGTGTACACTCTTACATCCAGACACCTTGCACCACTTTATGAAAGCAGAGACAAGTTTCCTGCCAACCTCATTACCCCTTGCTTCCTTACGGACATACATAAACATCTCCTGTCCGATAGGATCATCTGACCACACCTGACCTGTGATACAACCCCAGAAGAAACCTAAAATTCTGCCACTCTCGGAGTCAACAGCTAAGAAGATGTTATGACTCTTGTTGGTTATGGCATGGATACAGTAATCAATTACTTTCTTCTCGTTATATTCATGACCACTCCACCGATCAGCCTCCTCAATGTACTCCTTTGCAATTCCAATGAGTTGCATCATGTCAAGTTCAATAGCTATCCTTATTGTATATGGCTTCAATTTTCCTCCTTGCTTCTTCAAGTACTACATTTTTAATCATATCCGCATGGCTGGATGTGTGGTTAACAGGGATAGGAGACAGGATATCCATCAGTACCTTAAAGGTATCCGGTGTGATGACAGGTATAACATCCTGATTATTCCTCGTAGTCGAAGAAGCTCTTGCTGGTATCCCTGCCATAGACCGTTTCAGTTTGTTCACTATTATATTCTCCTACTATTCTCTTAAGTTCATTTACATTGATCTTCTCTCTTTCAGCCGCTTGTCTGAGTGCATAGGTAGGCTCTTTACCTGACTCTAAGCACTCAAGGACTTTCTTGAAGACCTCATAGTTCATCAAAAGTCAGCCTCCTCTTTATCAAAGCGGCGCA